CTTCCACAGCTGTCAACTGTGGGTGCGCTCACGCCTTTTGGTGATTGCTTTCCGGATGACACAACCGAGATTGTGTAACTGACCAGCTCGTGAGAGCTGGCGTCGGTCGTACCCAGAGCTGGGTCAACAACCTAAGTAGGCTATTTAAGGCCGTTACGGGTTGTTGTGGCACGTCAATTCTGCCCGGGGCTCGCTTAAGGCTTCCCCGTTAACAACTAGCACTAGTTTAGGCTAGTGTTTAACTAAATGGCGTAAAAGGCCGTTTGGAGTGACCGCTCATTTGAAATGCATTTTCCTTTCTGTTGAACACAGTTAGTTTTTGGTAGTCTGTCAACTATCACCCATCGATAAAGCACTATCGGTGTAACCCAGAGATCTTACACTCTTTTAGCGTAGTTAAAGTTTCCTATTCTACGTCAGAAGTGTTCAATTGGTTTCGTGGGCCATGCTATTTAGCGTGATAGCCGTAAGGGGCCAGGAAGCACAACCCTTAGTAGTTTTGTGGTACTACTAAGTTCTCATCACCACACCGAACAAGAAAAATAAACCGAGAAAGCTTGCGCTCGCTAGCGCAAGTATCTATACACACCCAAAAGCCTTGGGGCCCACCCGAAGGGATGAGCTCAAGGTGGTTGAAGTGGTGAAGCGTAAACGGAACCGTAATCGTTCACGTGTTGTTTTGGATCAGGGATTGCCCCCTGAATTGGCCCAACGTAGGTTGGCAATTCGTGAGCAGGGCTTGAAGACATCGGGAATTGGCGCTACATTGGGCAATTTAATATTGCCAGGATTGGGCGGACTTTTGGGCAATGCTGCCGAAGGTCTGTTCAAAACCATCCTTGGTAAAGGGGACTATGTAGCTGTCGACAATCTCAATGAACCTCTCCCTCAAAACAACACAGTTATGGGACTGTCTACGCCTGGTGTCGCTCAACAAGTTATGCAGATGCATTCGAGTGGGATTTGTACCCGAGTGACTCATCGTGAGTTCATCGGCAATTATGGCATGTCAAGTGGGTTTTCTGCACAGATAAACCCAATTTATGCGAACAACGTTCTAATGTTCCCTTGGCTGTCCACAATTGCTCCTAATTGGCAGAAGTACAAAATCCTTGGCATGGTCTTCGAGTATGTCCCGACTTCCACCAATGCCATCTCTGCAGGAACCCCAGCTGTTGGGTCCATTGCTATGTGTATGAACTATGATGCGTATGCACCTGTTCCCACAGCAATGGCCAATTTACTCAACACACAAGGGGCAGTTTCCTGCAGACCTCAGGACTCGATGGTTTGCGCTGTTGAATGCGACCCAGGGGTGACACCAACTAACCCGTTGTTTATAGATGTCACCGGGGCTGGACCAGATAGTCACTGGTATGTGTTTGGCAATCTTATCACTGCCTCCCAAGGACCTGCCGCCTATTCAGGCGCGGGGCAGATTTGGGTGAGCTATGATCTATTGCTGATCTCGCCATGGATAGAAAGTTCCAGCTCTGAAGTCTCTTTGTTTCATCCGCGTGATGACCAGAAGGAGCAGGAGGTTGTTGTGCCCGCGAATACGGGCAGAAGCCTAGCAACTCGGCGTTGAGTTGCAGGGTGGTGACCTTCACCTCAGGCCCTGAAGTTGGGCAAGGGTTGTGACCTACACATGCTGGGTGGTTTGCAGAAAATCGCTGGTGGCCCAAACCTATTGGGAAAGTCCTTGAACTGTGGTTGCGGATCTCTCATCCTGCTTGGATCACTGTTGCATCGAACACAATTATTCAATTTCATCTTCATTTCATCTCTGGGCAGACCATCTAAAAGTTCTGCTCCTCTTGGGTGAAAAGAGAGTAGGGGCTTGGTAACCTCTACTTGAACACATCCATGGCTATCCGATCATTGTCGATTGTCCCCTTTTCAATTCGATAGGTAACGCCATGTTATAGTGTTCATATGATATGAAGAAAACAGACCTCTCCCAATTGGGGTGTTCTGTGAAAATGGTTGTGGTTCCTTTTGTGCTGTGCTAGTTACTCTGGCATGACTATTTGGATCTTTGCTTATGTGATGCTGTGGTCACCTTACAGTAAGTTTGGTGTCGGGTTGGTTGAGGCATTTCACATTCAAAGGCTGGATTGGCTCTGAAATTAGATCTTGGTGTTAGGAGTACTCCCCTATTCTGAAAACCTCGAAACCGTATTCAGTGACAAGTCAATCCAACCGGTCCCCTATTTAGGGGTCATGCCTATCGGTCAGTAGGCAGGGGAAAAGCAGGTGGGCTTGGGAACCTACCTCACCTATGGGTCCGTCCTCCCAGCCGAAGTAGCTCCACTTCGCATCGCCGACGCTCCGCCCGTGCGTCCCGCGAGGCAACGCAGATGTCGCATCTGCAATGCCCTTGATCACCTCGCAGCTGCCTGTCCTCATGCTCGGCAGCTCGCTGATGAGCGGCGCCCTCGACTTCGCCAATTGGCGGGTCTTGCAGGTGCGCAGGCCATAAGGCTCATGGAGCCAGAGCATGTGAACCCCAACGCCGGTGATGATCCCCGCGTTGGTCTCCCCGTTGTTCCAGCCCGTGACCCTGACGAGGTTAAGGCTGAGAAAGTTGAGGCAATCTACGAGAATCTGCGAAACAAGGCAGTCGGTATGTGGCTAACAAAGGATTTTGAATCCATTGCCGACCGACGTGTCATCATGCAGAGCCTCGTTCAGCTCAGCCGGAAGGAGAAGTTATACACGCTCTCCGATGCGCCAGATGC